TGATCCATCAACTGATCCAGCTGCAACTAATCCAGCAACTGATCCAGCAGCAACTGATCCAGCATCTGAAAGTGAATTTGAGACATTAAAGACAAAATATGATTATGATACACAAACGAATATTAAATTATATAGACATTTACATGCGATTAGAGTTACTAAAGGACAAAATACAGAACAGCTCAGAAAAAATAATAATAATATTAACGATAGAACAGATGAACGAGAAACAAATAAGCGTTTAGTAGAAATAAAATTAAATAAAGATAGGAAAACTGATTATATATTGAATGTGTTAAAAATTTCTATAATAATTATTGGATGTTTAGTAGTTATTCCAATACTTGTTAAATTAAAAATATTGAAAAAAAAAATAGGTTTAATACTATTTGCTGTATGTTTATTAGTTATTGTGTGTGTTATATTATATTTTGCTTATTTTAAGAATTATAATAGAGACGCTCATAATTTTAGTAAATTTAATTTTAAGAATCCAGATTCTAAAGAAATTGCACGAAGTAAAATTAACGTTGATTTATCTGAATCCGATCAAGCACGTTGTCAAGCATTTTCGGAAATTCAATCTAATTTTGATCCAAATACACTAAATTTAAATATGGATGAATATATAACAAAAAAAGATACAGATGCTGATTCAGGATCATGTCCGTCAGCTTAGTCTTTAAGCTTATGTTATAAAATAGTACAACATGAAAAAAGTGTTGGTTTTTTTTCTGGTTCTTCATTTATTATATTAATTATTTCTACATCATCTTCACAAATAGTACATATTTTAGTAAATGTGTTATTTTGATTAATCCATTGTTGCAAGCATTTATAGTGATAGTGATTTTTATGGATACAACTTAGGATTACTATATCTGTTTTTAATTCTTCTAAACAAATGATACATTCTTGTTCCATTATAATTAATATATAAAATTGATTTAAAATTTTTTAAATATTTATATTATTATAATATGAGTTTTTTAAACAAAATAACACAATCAAGACAAACTATCTTTGAAATGATGGAATTGCGAGGATTTAGTCCCGACAAATATAAAGATTATACAAGTGAAGAATTAGATATTATGCTTAAAAATATGAATAGTAAATTAAATTATGAAACTATGCCACTTGATATGATTTGCGAACATACAAATATAGAAAATAAAAAATGTGTTATTAAATATGTTTTATCAAGGGTTCGTGTATCTAACTTGAAGAATTTTATAGGCGATTTGATTGAATATGATATGGTTAAACCTAATGATGATCTTATATTTATTGTAAAAGATAAAATTAATAATTTAGATCCATTTTACATTTTATTTGATTCCTTTTTAGAAACAAATAAAATTTTTATACAACTATTATCAGTAGACAATTTGATAAGGAATATTACAAAGCATGATTTAGTTCCAGATATGCGGATTGTTTCTCAACAAGAAAAAGACGATATTAAAGAAAAATACAATATTGATAGCATGAATAATATTCCTTTGATATTAAAATCAGATCCTTCAGCTATGTTTTACGGTATCAAAAGTGGTGATTTAGTTAAAATTACGAGAACAAGCGAAACATCCGGTAAATATGTTACTTACAGATATTGTCCATAAACTTACTTTTTAGGAAAAAGAAACTTTTTAGGAAAAAGTTTAGATCAAAAAATTAAAGCAAAAAAAATATTGTGTTATAGTATAAAATGAATGAATGAGATTGTTGTTAATTTTTTGTTATTATAAATAAATATAAAATAAATGATAATAGAAATATTATCCGGATGATTATAATAGACAAAACCTAAGAAGGTGTTTATTATATGAAGTTTATTTTGTGTTAAAAAATACTTTTTCTAAAAAAGCAAGCTTTTCAAAAAGCTTTGACCAAAACTTCTATAAATTTTTTTGCTTTGCTTTATTTTGTGTTAAAAAATACTTTTTCTAAAAAAGATTTTCTAAAAGTTTATTTTATTTTGTTAAAACTTTTTCTAAAAGTTTATTTTATTTTGTTAAAACTTTTTCTAAAAGTTTATTTTATTTTGTTAAAACTTTTTCTAAAAGTTTAATGCTGTGATCTACATTATGATTGAGTGTAACACCTATTTTTATTTGATTATTATTAATAAAGTATATTGATATTTCATTATTGACTTTAAATTCTGCTACTGATTGTTCTATTACATTGAAGTCACGTTGACAATCAAAATGATAGAATTCTTTTAATGTTTCTAAATATGTTATGTATAAGTGTTTGTCTGATTTTAATTTAGAAATATTTGTTTTAGAACTGTATTTTTTGGAATATATATCATAATAATTTGTTCCATGTTGATATATTTTTTGTTTATAATGCTTCATACTATAATTTTTAGATGAAATATCATCATAATATTTATTAAATTCGTGTGAATCTAATTTTTTATTAAAAATAGATGCATCTTTAGATGAAGTTGTAAATGCACCAAAATAAATGTCTAATTTGTTAATATTGTTTGAACTATAATTTAGCAAAGTTTTTTCCATGATTTAATTATTTAATATTATTTAATATTAATTATTTTTGATTTAATTTTAAATCAAATTTATAATTTATAAAATAAGTAAAATATTGCAAATAAAATTTATAATAATTAATCCCAGACGGACACGGGCTTGACACATTGGGTTACAATTAAATTCTGTACTGCTGTACTAACACTAAGTGTACCATTTTTGAAACAATTATTTGTTTAAAATCTTCTAAATTATAATTAAGTATTTCACCTGACAAAGGAAGGTCGACTCTTACAGCTTTTACCATTTCTTTAATTAATTCCATTTTACATTGGTCCGTAAAATCTTTAGCAACGCTTAGCTTATTCATTCCTTTAATATTCGTATGACAAGTGGGGGCGAAAGAATTACTCATCAAAATATTTTGCGCTTGGTTTGGTTGTTCTTTCTGGTATTGTCTCATAAGTGCTTCCATCCCACCCTCATACATTTTCTTAAACTTCTTCTGGATTTTCTTAAACATAGTTAAATCCCGAACTTCTAGATTTTCTTAAGGATATAGATCATTGGTAATTAACTCGTTTTGAACGAGAATTACTGCTACTCAATCTTCTAACCATTTTATAATATTAGCAAAAAAAAAAATAATAAAATTGAATACTTATTTAAAAAATAATTAATAAATATCAATAATGGTTAAATGTGTTGTTTTATTAAGTGATGGAGATATAAAAGATGTTGAAGTTAAACTCAAATCAGAAGATAGAAACAAACAATTTAAGAATATTTTAAGATTTAAGGCTAAACGCGAATTATTTACGACGCATATAACAACGGGAAAAGGTAAACTTACTGAAATTCATAGTTGGAATGTTGAAGGTAATAATTTAATTGCATATGGGTATTTAAAAGGTACAAATAAAAATAATCATGAACTACCTATATTAGATGAATCTAAAAATGAAATAATGTATTATGATGATATACTTTTAGTAAAGTTAAATAATAATAGTGTTTTATTAGACTTTAAGACAAACGAATATGAAAATATGTATAATGAACTCTATTATTCTGGTGATGGCGGAGGTGGTGGCGATGATACCAATGAAGATGTTGATATTGAAACCGGAAATTTTATGAGTGATGATGAAATTATATCTGATGAAGATGAAGATGACGATGAAGATGACGAAGATGATTTAGGTGATGATGATGAAATAGATAATGGAGACAATGATAATGAAGATGAAGAAGTCATAAAACCGGTTAAAACACCCAATAAAAAGAAAAAACATGTTGATATAGATTTGTTAGCTGATGATGAAGTGGTTTATAAACCAAAAAATAATAATTATGAAGAAGCAGATATATCGAATGATTTAGTAAAATATGATGAAAATGATAGTTATAATGAAATAAGAAACGGAAATATAGATATTTTTTCAACATTAGTAGATAATAACGATATAGCAAATGTAATTGAAAAAAGTATTTATGAGTATACTAAAAAAATAAGTAAAAAACGGAATATACTACCATTATGGACGAATGATGTCTTTAAAAAAATATATATAAATAAAAGTATTTCTTTGTACACAAATATTGATAAAACATCCTATATCAAAAATGATTCTTTAATCGATAAAATTAATAAAAAACAAATAAATATTGATCAATTAGCATTTATGAGTTTTCAACAGCTGTTTCCTAAACATTGGAAAGAGATGTTAGATGAAAAATATAAAAGAGAAAAATTAATGTATGAAGATAAACAGGAATCAATGACCGATCAATTTAAATGTGGAAGATGCAAGCAACGAAAATGCACTTATTATGAATTGCAAACACGTAGCGCTGATGAAGGTATGACTATATTTATTACGTGTATAACATGTGGTAACCGATGGCGTCAATAGATTTATTAATTAATAATTTATTAATTGCATTCATAGTGTAAATCTTCTAATTTCCAATATTCTTTTTTATTACCTACTTTTCTTTCAATTATAAATGGAATTTTACGTTGTTTTAATTCGTCGGATGCAATATCAAGTTCATCGGTTATATGTTTTGGAACTGTAATTAAAGGTTTAGCACCATGTCTTATTTGTTCTGCCCTAACACCAAGAACCTTTGTTTTTTCATATTTGTTTAAAATTGGTTTTGATTTATTAGTTTTTTTTAAAGTTTCATAATTTTCTAATATCTCAAATGCATCATTAAATGTACTATCTTTTATTGCACAATCATTATCATTATTATTATTCATTATATATATTAAATATAATTATATCAAATCTTTAATCAATTTTATTAAAAATAAATAAAAAATAAGTAATTAATTTACCATATATGAGGTTCTACACCACCTTTATAACAATCTAAACAAATATAAATAAATTTCATATTTTCATTATCATATTTAATGTAAATAATTTCTGGTTTTGCTTTAGGACATTTGCCTTCATTTGGACATTTAATGCCTTCAGCACGAGGCAATGTTATATCTTCATAAATGAATGGGTTAATAAATGAATTTTTCTTAATTTTGTCTATATTGTAATCTATTTTAAAAATACAACTATTATCATTCTTATCACTTTCCTTTTTAAAATTGCAATTTTTACATTCATACATTAGCTTATCTGGCTCACTATCATCTTCATCCTGAACTATATTCAAATAAAGCATGTTATCACAATTTGTACAAAATTTCATTATAATTAATTAATATAATATATTTTAAGTTATTTATTCAATTTTTATTTTATTTTTTTCTTAAAAAGTTTATTTTTGTCTAAACTTTTTTCTAAAAATATTTTATTTTTGTAATACCCATCGTTTCATAGTTCTTTTTTCTCCACTAACTTCAACTACTTTGTAGTGTTTCCCATCATTTTCAGATACTTTAGTAAATCCTATATCATAATTTTTAGCTAAATCATTTGGAGATTTTCTAGTATATTTTTTTTTATGTTTTATTGGATTGTCTTTTTTTTCAGCAGATTCACTTGAACTATATGTATTATTTGAATTTTCTAAAGGTTGTGTTTCATTGAATGTATTATATTTATCATACAGAAAATTAATACGACTCTCTAAGTAATTAATATCACAATATGTATTCATACTATAGATAACTGAATTTATAGTAGAACCTTGCTTATCTTTATTATCTGCAATATATTTTTTATAGAAATAAATATTTTTAATAAAATGTTTAATCATAATGTCTTTAAAGCATTCAAATCCAAGTGGTGGAACTTCTATATTTTTAATGACTGCAGTTTTAATATTAGCATAACTAACAATATTTGAATAATTTATAGCTTTAGTTCCAGTTTCTTTTTCAAATCCAGGTTCATTAACAAGTGGATTTTCATTTAATAGTGATTGTATAGATAATAGAACTGTGTTAAGGTTAAGACATGTAGTCCATCCCGGTCCCGACCAGGTTCCTAATATAGATAAACATACCTTACCATTTGTATAGAGATTTGGATTAAAACGGATTCCAGCCTCGTATGTCAAAAATTTTACTTTAGGGGGTGAAAATGGATAATCCTTAGGAAAATCTATACTAAAGAAATAGAAACCATTTTCATAAGGAGTATCGGGTGGTCCAATAATCATAGCTTTAATATTTTGTATATTAGATTCATCGATATGACAGTATATTCCCACACTATTAATATCGCTTTGGTAATAATTTTTAATATCTTTTGCGATACGTTTTTGTGATAAAAAATTAAAAGACATTATTATAATTTAATTAATTATATTTTTTTTAAATCAATTTTTATATTAATTAAATAGGTCTATTTAGTTAATTTATACATTTAAATTATAATAATCATTATCATATTTTATTTTTGGATTTAAAAATTGAATTTATAAAATTTAAATTATTTAAAAAAAATTGTTGCCTATTATAAAATGTCTGAGCCAAAAAAATATACTGATGTAAATGAGTTTCTAATGAAACATAGAACCCTTGATAAAGAGGATTTTACACATACTGCGTTGGGAACGCCTCCTAAAAGTTGGCCTGGCAAATATAATATAACTGATGAAAATTCTAATTTATTTTATAATTTGTATCAAAAATATATGTTTGAAGAGGGTGGAACTCTTCATGTTACAGAAAGACACAAAGAAGTTTCACCAATTTTGATTGATTTAGATTTGCGTCATAAAACAAATTTATCTGAAAGACAATATAACGGAGAATTTATTATTAAATTTTTAAATATTTACGTTTCTATTATTAAACATGTAATTCCATCTATTGATGATGATAAACTCGTAGCATTTGTTTTGGAAAAAGATAGTCCAAATTTTGCAACGAATAGTAAAGGTTATTTTAAAGATGGGATTCATATTATATTTCCAAATTTAGTAACTGAACCACGTGCTCAGTACTTAATGCGATACATGGCTATTAAAAATAATAGCATTCTTGATTTGTTTAAATCTATAAATGTAATTAATAATGAAGATGATATTTTTGATATAGCAGTTATTGAACGTAATAATTGGTTAATGCATGGTAGTAGTAAACCCAACCATAAACCTTATAAACTTTCTAATATTTATAAAGTAAAAGATGATAAAATGAAGCAAATAGTTAATAATTACTCAAATAAAGATTTGGTAAAATTATTAAGCATAAGACATATAAAAGATTGTGACGTTATTAATAATAATATGTATGTTGATACTTTTGAAGAAGAATTTGGATTGATACCCAAACAACAACAAATTAAAAAAAAGAAGAAAGTAGTAAATAAGAAAAGTAAATCACCTAAAAAAAAGAATTATCTCGATGATAATGAAGAGCTATTATTCGTTAAATCAATTATTAAAATATTAGGTGCTAAAAGAGCTGAAGGTTATGATGTATGGATTCGTTTAGGATGGTGTCTTCATAATATAGATCATAGATTGCTTTCTGATTGGGTTGAATTTAGTAAAAGGTCCGAAAAATATTTAGAAGGTGAATGTGAACAAGAATGGAATCTGATGGATAATGAAGGACTTGGATTAGGGACATTATTTTTGTGGGCAAAAGAAGATAATTTATCTAAATTTAATGAAATTTCAAGACGGAATCTTAGAAAATGTATGTTAAACTCATTATCATTAGAACCAAATGACATTGCAATAGTTGTTCATAATTTGTATAAAAATGAATTTAAATGCTGTTCTGCTAAAAAGAATATTTGGTTTCAATTTAAAAAGCATCGATGGGTTGAAATTGATGATGCAATTGAATTGCGTAAACGCTTGTCAAAAGAAGTCGTTGAAGAATATGATAGACTTGACACTTTTTTAGGAGACCAAATAAACCAACTTACGGATGAAGAATTGAAAGAAGGAAAAAGAAAAAAAAAAGAAACTATTGGTAAGATTATTAAGAAGCTAAAAAATACAGGATTTAAAGGTATGGTAGTTAAAGAATGTAATGAATTATTCCATGACCATAAGTTTGAAGAAAGATTAGATAAAAATCTTAATCTTATTGGCTTTGAAAATGGAATTTATGATTTAGGACAACTTGAATTTAGAGATGGACTTCCTGAAGATTATCTAAGTTTTACCACAAATATAAATTACTATGAACATGATGATGATGATGAAGATATACTTGCTGTTAAAGAATTTATGACTCAAGTACTTCCAAAAAAAGCAGTTCGCGAATATGTGTGGACTTTGCTTGGTAGTTTCTTGTGGGGTAAAAATCTTAATGAAAAATTTCATATTTGGACGGGTTGTCATGCAAAAGATTCTAAAGTTCTTATGTATGATGGAACTATTAAGATGGTTCAAGATGTATTAGTTGGAGACCAACTTATGGGCGATGATTCTGATTGTAGAAATGTGGTTAAATTGCATACTGGTGTAGATACAATGTATAAATTAGAAACATCTAAAGGTCATAATATAGAAGTTAATAAAGACCATATATTATGTTTGATGGCGACACACATTGGAAGTATAACATTGAGTAAAAAAGAAAATAGATATAAATGTGCATGGCAAGAAAAAGATATTAATGGATATCCAGTTAATAAATGTAAAAATTTCCCATTTAAGAGTCATACTAAAAAAATATATCGGAAAAATGTAAAATATTATGATAATAGTGAATCAGCATTTGAATCTGCTAATATTTATCAACGGTCTCTCGTAAATAATACAAATTATATTAAGAATGGTGATATTATAGAAATTCCTGTATGTGAATACATTAAAATTATGGATAAAATTGGGCGTCGTAATTATTATCTTTACAGCAATAAAGTACAGTTTGAAGGTATCGAAGTTTCATTTGATCCATACATGTTAGGATATTGGTTAGGTGATGGTTCATCGGGTGCATCAGCTATTACAACAATGGATAAAGAAGTTGTAGATTATTTTGATAAAGAATTAGATATGTCTTGTAATGTTATAGATAAACCAAATAATAAGTCTAAAACATATTATTACAGTAATGGACGTGGTAAGCCTAATACATTCTTAAAATTCTTACAATCGCATAATTTAATTAAAAATAAACATATTCCTCATAATTATAAAATTAATGATGAGCATACTAGATTACAAGTATTGGCAGGATTAATTGATAGTGATGGACATTATCAGCCAAGAAGTAATCAATTTGAGATAGTTCTTAAAGATGAAACATTAGTTGATGATATTGTATTTTTAAGTAGGACACTTGGATTTTCGGCTAGAAAAGTATCAACAATTAAAACATGTACAAATAGTAAGATTCCTAATAAAAAAGGCATATATTTTAGATGTATTATTTATGGTGATGGTATTGAAAAAATCCCTGTATTATTAAAACGTAAGATGGCATCTTCACGAAAGATTAATAAAAATGCAACAAAATATGGCTTTAGTGTAAGCAAAATAGACGATGGGAAATATTATGGATTTACTGTAGATAATAATCATCGGTATTTAACTGAAGATTGTGTAGTTCATCATAATTGTGGAGGCAACGGGAAAAGTAAATTAATTGAACTATTTGAGTATTGTTTCGGTGATTACTGTTGTAAATTACCTGTTAAACTACTTACAGAATCACGTGGTCGTGCCGAAGGAGCAAATCCAACATTAGTGAGAACTAAAGGCAAACGCTTTGCGTGTCTTCAAGAACCAGATAAATATGAGGAAATCAATGTAGGTTTAATGAAAGAACTTACAGGGGGTGATACTATTATTGCTCGGGCTTTACATAAAGATCCTATAGAGTTTAAGCCACAATTTAAGATGGTGCTAACGTGTAATGATTTGCCTAAAGTGTCTGCAAATGATAGAGGTACATGGAGACGTATTAGTGTTGTAGAATTTATTTCTAATTTTGTTGAAGAACCTGACCCAAATGAGCCGTACGAGTTTATGATTGATGAAGGATTGGATGAAAAATTAAAAATTTGGCCAGAAGCATTTATGTTCTTATTGTTGGAATACTTTAAAAAATATAAGAAATATGGCATTAAAGAACCAAATGAAGTTAAACGTAACACCGAAGATTACAAGGTTGATAGTGATATGTTTGTTGGATTCTTCAGTGAAAAATTGATTGAAGTAGAAAATCCTGAAAATGGTGGTATTAAACTAGATGATATTTACTTTGTGTATCAAGACTGGCATAAACAGGCATACGGGCAAAATGCTAAATGTCCTACAAGAAAAGATTTAAAAGATAATATGGTTAAAAAATATGGTAAGAAAGCAGCAACAAGTTCTAAAAATGTGTGGATTGGATTGGGTTTCAAAGAAAATAATACATCAGATATATTGTTAGAAGACGGCGATGAATAAGAAGATGATTAGATTTACTAGGGTTATTTAAACTTTAACAAATTTTAGTGCTGTTAGGAATCCTAAAACTATAATTAATAGCACAAATAGTATGATAAATATTAATAATGTTTTGTCTATTTTATTATTTTTATTTATTTTATTCTTAATAACATTAAGATCATGATTAATTAAATCTGTATATTCAGTTCTTTTCTTTATTTCGGCTAATTGATTATTATATTTTTTTGATAAATCTTTGATTATAACGCCATTCTTAAGATTGTAGTTATCATATAACATAATTAAATCTATAGAACGCTTGATTTTTTCTAAATTATTAAATATATTTTTCATATCTACATCTTCACTATTTCCCGTATTTTTAATAACTTTATTTCTAATATTTTTGAAAAAATTAGGATTTGTAATCTGTGTGTTTGTAGCGTCAGTTGGAAACGAATAATTTAAAAAACTGGTTAAATCATCTATATCATATTGAAAATTAATATTTGACTGTGCAGTAGGTTTTTGATATGATTGTGAAGCACCCATTAAAATAGTGTATTATTTTATTTTAATATTTTTATTAAGTATATTTGTATAAATAATAATCCTATTAAGTATATGTGTATAAATAATACTCCTATTAATTGCATAACAAGTATATTAGATTGGTTTAATAATGATTTCTTATATTTATTTGAAGATGAATGTAATCTTAAAGATGAATGTAATCTTAAAGATGAATGTAATCTTAAAGATTTAGAAATATATGAAGACTATAATTGGGATTTAATTTAAAACTTACGAATATTACTTATTCATTTCCTAAAAAGAAACTTTTTCATAAAAGTTTAACAACATTTAGTTAAGCATTTCCCAAAACAACCAGGAGTTTTAAATTTTAATTCTTTATTATCTATTTTTATAAATGTATCTATAAGTACTGGTACAAGTCTTTTTAGAATAGGATCAAATACAGCATCATCGCCAGGACCATCAGTTTTATCTATAATAATATTAAGAAGACTTATAATTAAGGCTTTTTGTTGATCACCTGAAAGTTTTTTGTATTTTTGAACGTATCCTATAAGTTTTGGCAATAAATCAACTATTTTTTCTGCTGTAATATCTTTAAATGTTATAGCTAAAGCTTCAATAAAATCAACTGTATCTTGATCTTTTAAAATTTCTTGAATATTTGAAAATTTTGAAACTTTAGACATTTTATATAATTAAAATATATTTTTTTTTTATAATAAAATATTATTATGAAACAAAATTTTCCGAGTCTACAACGATTTCATATTGAAACAATTATGTATTTAATAGTAATTATAGTGGCATTAGTATTATTATATTTGTTTATGAATAATAAAATTAATTTATTTGAAGGATTTCAAACAACCGTTGCTACACCAACAGCAAACTGTAATGAATATTCTAATGTTAGTGGTTGTGAAATTATGGGTGATCAAATGGCACAGTTTACTTTAATATATTATCACGATGAAGAATGTCCGTATTCTCAAGCATTTAAAACAAAAGTATGGGATAAAATTTTTAAATATCAATACACCACAAGTGGTGGCTCTACAGCAACGGATCCAGACACTTGTGATGACAACAAAGACCAAAAATTGTCGTGTAAGTTTCCAAATAAAGTTTCTGTTGGTGATCCAGGCCCAACAACAGCAGCAGCACAAAGATCATCGACATCTCCAGTATCAACCGAAACATATATAGAGTATTATGATAGAGGTTATTATTACATACACCCATTTTTTGAAAGATGGTTTAAAGATATTTTTATTATTAGTAAAAATGATAATGAATATGAAGTAGAATTTATAAAAAAAAAAAGCACACCCGATAGTTTGTTTAGTAGATTTAAAATGGGATGGGGTAAGAAAGAATCGATTGATGCTAAGCTGCAACAACCAGAGCTGTTAACTTTAGATACAAATACAAATAAAATAAAACAGACCAACCCGTATATTAAAGATATGATAACAAAATATGTAACTAATATTATACATGAAAAATTAGAGGTTAAACATACACCTGCAATAATAATAGAAGATACAGAACGAGAAAATTCAGAAAATGCATATAAATGTAAGAATCATGGTAAATCATTAGAAGATTATAAATATTTTAACTACAAACTATCCGATTCATACCCATCCGATACTAGCGAGTTTTTAACAGGTAGTAATTATAATTTAATATTATTAGGTAAAGATCATAATAAACAAGAAGCGACACCCCTTGAAGACATATTTTATAATAATATTATTAAATTTGTTGATGATAGATATCAAATATTCGATGATTTAGGATGTCATGCTGTAGCCCCAGTCAACCCCGAGCTTTATATATATGTTTATTATGGTGATAATTGTAGAAGTTCTCATGACTGTTTAAGATATTTTATAGATGAATATAACTTAGTACAAAATACAATTTCTAATGAATTAGATAAAATAAATTCTGATCCAAGCGATGTAAAGTTTACAATTTTATTTATAAAAGTTAAAACATCTGAACAATGCAAAGGGTCTGATGATCTTATAATGTGTATGGATAAATTATTGGATAATCCTATACATTCTAATGAGATTGTTGATAACCCACAAATTAAATATCACAAACATTCTTCTATAGCGAACCCATCTAATTCCGATACTATAATTGATCATGATGTTAATTATGAGTTTATACAAAATTACGATAAACATAACTTAAAACTTCCGTATATTATAAAAATTTTTAAATATAAAGATATTAAAAAAATTAAATCATATAAATGGGATACACGATCAAAATTTAATGAGGCTCTTACTATCTTTATTGGATCCTTAAGTGCATCATTAATTATTTTCAAAACAGACCATGATAAATATAGTAAACAAATAGGCACTCTAAGTGCTGGCACAACAGGTGCTGGCACTACAGGTGCTGGCACTACAGGTGCTGGCACTACACGTCCGGGTGGCACTACAGGTCCGGATGGCACTACAGGTCCGGGTGGCACTACAGGTGGTGGCACTACAGGTCCGGGTGGGA